GGCCGAGGCGCAGGGATGCGTTCGATGTAGCGCACTGAACCTGCAAGCATCACCTGATTGTCGCGCACGAGGTCACCAACATCGGCAACGATCGCAGCGAACTCTCGATGATGACGAAGCAAGCGCAAGCGGCGACGGGGGGTGCGCGAACTGACCGCGATCGCCGATGAGGATACTTCAACCGCGAGGAGATCCTGGCCGGCGAGGCGGCGGGCGTGACGATCGGCGGCTATGGCTCGGACTCCGGTCCTTCCTGGGGGTGCCAATGTAGGCCCGCAATCCACCCATTGCTGCCACTCAGGGGCGGAACCAAATGCCGCCCTGGGATCAGATGGAGCGGCTCGAAGGTCGTCTAATCTCATCGGGGTTGGTCCCTCACCAGAATTTCGCAGCCGGCCACTCGCAGAAACTCCGCCGGCGCCAACCGTGCATCGGTCCCGTGCCGCACCAGGGCCTTGGACCAGCTCGTCTGGCCAATCGGAGTTTCAATCGTCGATACAAGATCTCATACGGCGATTTGAAACTTCCCAGGGTTTCTGCCGCTTTGGAGCGCTGTCAGGTGCGGTGGAATGCCGATTTGCCGCAGGTAGGCACATAGCTGGAGCTCCGGCGCACTTATCGGCCAGCCATATCCGCTGGGTCGGGCTCGACTTAATGCCGGCAGGCTTTGCACCAGACGATCAGCCGGTCCTGGGCCGCAGCGGCAGCCCCGAGCGTCATCGGCGAGCCGCGTTAGGGCTTAATCTGGCCTTTGTGCTAGGAAAGATCACGCACGATTAATTCTACGGCTGCTAATGCAGATAATGCGGTTCCTCGGTCGCAAACTTTTGCCAACCGAGCATTACGGCCTGGATGGATCAAGTTACGAAACTCTCTTGCAAGGTCGGCCTGCTTCGCTGTCTCGTCTTCGATCAGCCCTAAGTGGCTAGCGACTTTGATGTATCCTTCTAGAGCCCAATCGTTTGGGTTCTTAGACGCTTTGGGGATAAGCGCCGCACGAGCTCGCTCGACGTCTGGCTTGGTCTTCTTTTGAATGATCGCCCACAACAATAGAGCTTCCGACGCAGCACCTGCTAACACCGTTGCCGCCTTCCACTCACCCCCGCTAAAAGCCTGATTTGCGAAAGCGAGGTCGCCCCTGATGCTCTCTCGTAGCTGCGCGTCGGTGATGAAAGGGAGGCCGGCTGTCGCGGGTGGTATCTGTTCATCCGACAACGTTTCTAGGTGCGTGCGAAGCTCGCTGATTGCTCCACCTAGTCCTTGACCATAAAACGGGGCCATATGCCCACCAGAAGTCCAATGTTCGAGATCGAGCGTGCTTTTCATTGTTGAGATACTGAGGATGAACCGGTTGTACGCTCCTGCATCCATAATAAGAAGTTCATTGGGTAGCGCTTCCACGAGCTGGAGAAGGGCGGTCACCCGATTTTTGTATTGAATGTCTACGACGTATTCCTGTCGCGATCGAGCGAACACGAACTCTGCGTCAATAAAATCTATGACTTGACTCGGTACAACTCTCGGCATCCCAATTAATCTCGCCGTCGTCTTTTAGCAGCCGTTGCTCGCAGAGCATACACTTTGGGCGGCGGCAAGGGCTCACGGACCGGCCTCAGCTTCGCGAGGATCGCCTTCAGAGTGCGGATGCGCGTCGAAAACTGGTATCGGTCGTTTCTGGTGATCTCTTGAAGCTCTTTAATCAGAGCGGCGGCTTCGTCGTCCGATAGGGCATGGTGCTGCATAACCCCAATATGGGGTCGCGGTCCCCTTTCGCGAACGTTGTGGATCTCGGGGTCTTGCCCTTCCTTGTGCTTTAACCGGCAATAGAGGGCCGACGAGTACCTTTCCTCGGATGATACCTGAGATTGACATCTGGCGCATCGCCACCCTGATGCTGAAATGCTACGGGGATGAGGCGGACATCGAAAGCGCGATACGGGCAGAGGAGCTTGCTGAGGCGGGCGATTGGGGAGGCGAGGCGGTCTGGCGGCGGATCATTGACGCAATCGGGCAGTTGGTGAACACGACACCGCCCGGACCGATGCACTGACGGCTCCACCCTTCAACTGTTTTCAGTGCTGGGTTTGGGTTTGGCGATCTTGCCGCTTCCGCCGCAGCGGTCGCAAAGGCGCGGGAAGGCTTAGAGCCACTTGCGGTGATCCTCGCCCTCCGTGCGCTGAAGGATGCCTTTACCTTCGCAGTCGGGGCATTCAATCGCCAGCTCCGCCATTACTCACTCATGTGAGCTTCTGTCTCTCTTCGGCGACAGCGGCCTCGATGGCAGCGGCGATCTTTACGATCAGGGCCATCTTTGCGGCCCAGCTGAGTTCCAAAGTGGCGCCCGTTTCGTCAGCAAACATTTTTTCCGCCGCCACTATCGCCTCGACGGCACGGTCAGTTGCTGTCTTCAAAGGCGCGCCTGTCACTTTTATTGAGGCGGTGCCCGGCGACGATCTGCGTCGGGATGGTTCCAACCTGCACTCCAGGCGTCGTGGGGACCCCCGTTCGGAATACAGTGGCCCCACTGCCAATCGCCCGATTGCTCGCGCCAGCGGTCCCGGTGCCAACCGCGGCCACAGCCATCACGCACCAGCTCGATCAGCGGCGCCGCACCAAGCTCGATCGGCTTGGGCTTAGGCGGGAGCGGGGTCGCCTGCACCGATGCCGCCAACCCCAGCCCGAGGACAATTGCAAGGATCACTACGCGCATTTCTGTTTCGTAGGAGACCGACGCGAGCAATGTTCGGAGATGATGGATAACAAATCCTCAAGCGCTTGAGGATCGAGCCAGCGGGCAAGCCGGACGCGGAGCCCGGCAGCCTGGTAATGAAATCGTGGTTACTTTGCGCCAATTAACCATCAGTAAGTTGGACATTTAACGCTTCTTGCTTCTACTTTGGTTCGACAACAACTCCCCTTAGGGCTTCCAATGCACGCGTGGCGACCAGATGGTGCTCACCTACGAGGTATTGCGCTTGAGCTGCGTGAGCTCGCGAGCCGATGCCAATTCCAGCGCGCTCGGCTCCAGCTGCGCGACCTCGCTGTGCAGTTTGAACGGAGAGCCGACCACCTCGAGGACGTGACCGAGCAGCGCTCCGTTCTGCTCGGCGTCCGGTGGATACAGTTCGATCTCACCGATGAAGAGGTTTCTGCACTCCGAAAGCTGCTCACGGACGCGATTGAGTACGACCGCTTTCCGCTGTCCCTTCGCATCCAGGCGTTGCGGTGCATCCTCGCGAAGTTCGGGCCGCTCGCCACAGCCCAGGCCGACGCATCCCCGGTCCCGCTATGACTTTAGCCGCTAAGGGTGTGGCCGTGATCAAGCGCGCCGTGCAGGGGGGTGACCCGAGGCCGCAAAAGCAGCGGTTGCCCAAGGGGACGACCGAAACGTTCCCCACGCTTGAGCTTGCCCAAAAGGAAGCAAAGCGCAGAAACGCTTGAAATTTTGCCGGGCGCATCGTTGGCTTTTGGGAAGTGCACCAAGACGGTGAGATATTCGTTCTTGTCTGGGTTGATCCGCGCTAACTCGCTCGCTTCTGTTAGGCCCCAGTCTGCCGGCTAAGGCTCACGGGATCAGCAGCAGCGCGACCAGGACCGCCCCTGGCCGAACTACAGCGCTCGCCTAGCCCCTGAATGCCTACGAGCGCTCGTCATGCTTGGAACGTTTGCATCTGCCCGACGAGCCACAGGATCGACGTCGCGATCAGGAAAAGCCCGATTACTTTAGGCATGGTGAGTGACCCATTTGCGGCGTCCGCTTCCTCTTTTTGATCGAGGGGAACTTCCGCCATCGTTGGATCGCCGTTTGGCGGCAAGAACGCGAGGCCCGGCCCGTCCTGATAAATCCGACCGTCTCGAATGTAGACCGGGATGCCGAGCCCATAGGCGAGACTGCGGGCCGCGCCACGTAGTTGGTCTGGGGTCATCGCTGCTCTGCCTTTACTGAGCATCGAGGGTAAGCCTCTCGCGGCATTGTAGGCGAATGGCCACTAACAAATCCTGAAGCAAGCAAGGGATCGAGCTGGGAGGACGAGCTGGGCAAAGCGCTCCGGCTATCCCGAGACCGCGAGAGCCTCTGGGGATCTCACCGAGCCGCGCCGTCTGGCGTCGTCCCTGGGTTTAACCATAGAGCAACCATCGTCTGGCATACCGAGCGCATGCAAGATGAAAGCCCGCTAATGTTGCGCCAACACGATCAACTGCGAACCGACATCGCCAATGTCGAGCGCGGCCTTGAGGTCGTCATGGCCCAGCTCGCCCGGGCGCCGACGCGGAGCGATCTAGCCAAAACCGCGCTCGGGGTCATTCTGTCGACGGAAGCGCTGGTCGTCCTGTGGGCCGAAATGTTTTGGCGTCTATGATGGAGGCGACAACCGTACCCGGTGCCGAGCATTATCGAGAGATCGCCGGCATGCTGCGTCAGGCTGCGAGATCGTGTCAGTTTGCCGATGCTCGGAAGGAAATATTGCATCTCGCGGCACGCTTTGAGAGCCGGGCCGACCATCTTGATCGGCGGGCAGGATCGATGACCGCAACGCGCTTGGCGTGATTGGCGCATTCCGGGGTTAAGCTGGGCATGCCGCTTGATCTGACCGACGAGGAAGCGGCGGCGCTCCTCAGGCTTCTATCCCCTTTTGGCGGTAGCAGATAGCGCCGACATTGTCTGTTGGGTCAGGCGTACCGATCTAACCCGGCGACTATAAAATCAAGTGATTAACTACTTTTGTTTATCATTCTTCCAAGATTACCCGTAAGATCTGCGCTCGCGCTCTTGAGGCTGATCGGTCGTGCCCCCAAGGCAATCCCTCGCATTCTCGACGCTGTTAACCGCCCTTGATCTCCTATGCGGGCTGGCCGGCCATATATACGAATCCCTTCCTATTTCGGTAATTCGCGCTCCTCGACCCTGACCCACCCTGCGCGCAATAGCGGCGTGGCATCGGTTTCCGACATCTCGACCGTACCGTCGGCTGAGACGTTGCGGTGGATCCCGAAAGCAGCTGAACCGCCCCGACGCCGGGAGGCGCGCGGAGGCGCACCTGAGGGCCGGGCTCCTGCCCGTGGCGGGCCTTTTCTGCGAGCTGCCGGTACAACTCGAAGATCCCCGCGTTGGAGCTGGGACCGCTGCCGCGCTTGAACAAATCGAGCAGCTGTGCGGTCGAGTCGACCTGGTCGTCGTGGCGGCCATTGGGGAATGTCGTCATCTCGCGCAGATACTGGGCGAGCCACGGCGCCGTGTCAGGCACGTGGACAAAGCCGTTCCCGATCATCCCGGTCTGCGCATGCATGCGCATGACCTTGTCCGATTGCGGCTGATAGCGGGTGACGGCGTAGAGGCCCTCAGCAACCAGCTCCTGGATCAGCTGGGTCCCCGAGGCCTTATCGTCGATCAGCACGACACTGGGGCAGAACTGCTCGTATTGCTCGCGCACCGCGCGCTTCAGCCCGGGGTATTCCATGCGCCGGCACGCCTCGAGAGGATCGGCTTTCACAACGGTCGGCGCGTCACCGGTGCGGGCGGCGGCGGGGCGGTCTCTCGACGAGGATGCAATCGCCTGAGCCACTCGGCCTTGCCCTCCGGACCCCAGATCAGCGGGATCTCGTCGAGCCGATCATTTCTTCGAAGGTATAGATAGACGGCGCGGTAGATCGAGGGTATCGGGCGCCCATCAGCAGAGGCGATCGAGCGCCAGCTCTGCCCCGCTGTGCGAGCCTCGATCCAGGGCTCGACGATGTGGCTCGGCAGGCAGACATGCGCGATGGCGCAGGGACGGCAGCGCTTCGGGGCGAGCAGCGCCTGGGCTGCCGTCAGATCGCGCCTCTGACCACAATCGGGGCATTGCCACGGGGTACGGGGGAGGGTCAGCCGCGGCCCCCTGTTGCCATGCGGCTTGCGGGCGATGCGTTCGCCGGTCAAGTCTTGGTAGGCGTTCAGTTGCAGGCGCACCCATTCGGCGCTCTTGCCGAATTGCGCGCCCACTCGCCGCAGGGCGACGCCCTCTGGGCGATAGGCCGCGACGACCGCCTGCATTCGCGGCGTGACGTGCTTGATCTGGACGGGCCCGATCCTGCCGCGTCGTGCGCGAGGCAGGCTGCAGCCGCTCAATCGTTGCCAGCGCCGGGCTGCCGCGACGACATTGGCGTAGGAGGCGCCGAGCCGCTGCGCGATCTCGGCGCGCGTCTCGCCAGCTTGCAAGCGGGCGGCGACCACCGCCGCGTCGACAGAGGGTATGCGGCTCATGGCGCCTTGCTGCCTTCGGCTACGAGCTTGGGCGGGGTGACCGGACGAAACCGCTTCCTATTTCGACAGGCCGGCACCGACCCTCACCCATCCCGCCGCCAATAGCGGCGCGGCGTCCGTCTCCGACATCTGGACCGCGCCGTCGGCTGATACATTGAGGTGGCGGCCCGAGAGGGTCTGAACCGCGCCGACGCCGGCCGGCGCGCGCAGCCGCACCGAAGGGCCGGGCGCCTGCCCGTGGCGGAGCTTCTCGGCCAGCTGCCGGTAATATTCGAAGATCCCGGCATTGGTGGGGGGGACGCCACTGCCGGCCTGCTTGAACCAGTCGAGCATCTGCGCGGTTGAGTCGACTTGGTCGTCGTGCCGACCGTTGGGGAATGTCGTGATCTCGTGCAGGTATTGGGCGAGCCACGGCGCGGCAGTCGGCAGGTGGACAAAGCCGTTCTCGATCATCGCAGTCTGCGCGTGCATCCGCATGATTTTATCGGATTGCGGCTGGTAGCGGGTGACGGCGTAGAGGCCTTCCTGCACCAGCTCCTGGATCAGCTGGGTCCCCGAGGCCTTGTCCTCGATCAGAACGACACTGGGGCGAAAGAGCGCGTGCTGGTCGCGCACCGCGCGCTTCAGCTCGGGGTATTCCAGGCGCCGGCGCAAGACGTCGAGCAGATAGATATCCTTACCCTTGATCCCGCAAGTGGTGCAGACGCTGAAATCGCTGAGTTCGGTGGCCTTGCTGGCGGTGTCCCAGCTCTGCACGATGCGCTCGAATGTCGCCGGCAATTCGTCTTGTGTGTAGTGCCGGAACCAAGCTTTCTTGACCAGACCGCCGCCCAATGGCGCCGGGGCCTGCTGGTACTGGCCGGCGAAATTGTATTCGCCGATCGTCTTGCGGATCTGGTCGAGCATCGGCAGCGGCTCGCGCTCAGGGTGCAGAGCCTCGCCCAGCCGCCGGCCAAAGATTCGCGGCCCGCGCAGGGTGTCGATCAGATAGCTCTCATCCGCCTCGGCGACTGCCGGAAAGCTGAGGACCTCCCAATCCTCCTGCGCCAGCACATGGCCGACCAGATCGTCCTCGTGCAGCCGGTGCATGATCAGGATGATCACACCCGTCCGCTTGTCGTTGAGGCGAGCGTAAAGGGTATGGTCGAACCATTCGTTGGCGGCCCGCCGCTGCGCCTGCGAAAGCGCCTCCTCGGGCTTCAACGGGTCGTCGATGATGATGATGTCGGCACCGCGCCCGGTCAGCACGCCGCCGACCGAGGTGGCGATCCGCCTGCCCTGCGCCGTCGTCTCGAACTCGGCCACGGCCTGACGCTGGGGGGAGAGCCGGGTCGGGAAGAGCCGCCGGTACCAGTCGCTGATGACGATGCGCCGGCAGTCGCGCGAGAGTTTGTCGGCGAGGTCCTGGGCATAGCTGACGCACAGGATCTGCGCGCTCGGCCGGTGGCCGAGACACCAGGCCGGAAAGGCGATCGAGGCCATGTGCGACTTCAGGTGGCGCGGTGGCAGGTTGATGATCACCCGCCGGCTCCGACTCTGGTGCACCGCCGTCAGCTTCGCGGCGATGACCGGGACATGCCAGTTCATAGCGAAATCGGTCTGCGGGTTGAGCTCGCAAAACGCGCGCTCGGCAAAGCCAGCGAAATCGGCGCGCAATAAGGCCTCGTATTCGGCGAGATCGAGGCCGGCCGGCGGCTCTATCATTCCGAGCCGCGCAGCCTTTGGAGCAGGTTCTGGATCACCTTCTTGTCGGCCTCACCGAAAGACGGCCGCTCGGCCGGTGCCGTCGCCGCGGCGAGCCGTTCGCGCTCCAGCATCAGGCCAAGCAGCATCTTGGTCGCCGGCGCCTCGGCCATCGCGAATTTGTTGGCGAGCTGCCGCACACCGAGCTCGCGCTTCGAGATCGTGCGCCGCCTGCCGTCTTCGGTGATGACGACCGGCTCGTTCAACGCCTCGCTCAGCAAGGTCGAGAAGTTCTTCGAGCCCTTGGGCCGTCCGCGCGGGTTGCCGGACTGACCCTTCTGGAAGCGCGTGTGCAAGGGCGGCCTCTTGTAGCCGACCTTGTAGTCGGATTTTTCGTCATCCGGCATCGCACACCTTGGTCGTGTCGGTGGCGGGCTGCTCGTAGGCCCCGGGGAAGCTGCGCCCGCTCTCCACGTGCCGAGCACCGCCGCCAGTCAACGCCTGCCAGCGGCGGATGATCGCGTCGACCGCGGCCGGGTTGGCGGCGAGCACGACGACGACACTCTCTTCCTTTTCGTCGGCCAGCATCGCGTCGACGGCATCGCCGAGGTTGCCGCAACCGACGCGGTGCCGGCCGAGCTGCCACCACTCGCCGGCGCTGGTGACGGGCGGCAGCGTCGGCCGCGGGGTCGGGCGACGGCTTCGCTTGCGCTTGGCAAGAGCGCCGCCGCCGGTCAACAGGTCGATCTCGGCCAGCTCGAACCCGGTCGTCTCGATCGCGAAGTCGGGTGCGGCGAGCGACAGCTCGTTCAGCTGCTCTATCAAGAGCGTGTTGTTCCACGCCGCACTCTCGGCGACGCGGTTGTCGGCGATCATGAAGGCGCGGGCCTTGGCCTCGTTCAGATGGTCGAGGAGGATCGTCGGCACCTCGCGCCAGCCGAGCTCCTGTGCCGCGAGCAGCCGGCCGTGCCCGGCGATGATCCGCAATGTCCGGTCGACGAGGATCGGGACATTGAAGCCGAAGGCGCCGATGCTGCGCGCCAGCTGGCGGATCTGCTTGGGGCTGTGCGACCGCGGATTTGCCGGGTCGGGCCGCAACGCC